CTATGAATAGCCGTTTAGATGCAACAGCTTCAAAGTTCACTAATGTAAAACAAAGTGCTGAAAATTCAATTTTCGGATTAGGTAAACTCGGAGCAATCGCAGGCGGACTTTTTGCCGTTTCTAAAATTCAAGAATACGGAAGTGAAATTTTACAAGTCGGTTCTAAATATGAAAGTTTAGGTATTCAAATGAAAAACCTAACAGGTTCAGCAGAGGCAGGAGCTGAAATGTTTAGAAATATACGTTCAGATGCTTTGACTTCTCCTTTTGGAGTTGATGAATTAGCAACGGCAAACACTATGCTTAAATCAACAGGTTTAAGCGCTGACGATGCAAGAAAAGACATATTAGCATTATCCAATGCCGTAGCTTTTGCGGGTAAAGGAAACGATGAGCTAATAAGAATGTCTGCAAATATGCAACAGATTAAAAATATAGGAAAAGCTTCGGCTTTAGATATTAAACAGTTTGGCTACGCAGGCATTAACATTTACGGGGCTTTGGCAAAGGCAACAGGTAAAAGTACATCGGAAGTAAAAGGCATGGAGATTTCGTATGAATTACTTTCAAAGGCTTTAAGGGTTGCACAAGAGGAAGGAGGGGCGTTTTATGGTGGTTTGTCAAGTATGGCAGACAGTACAAGCGTTAAGGTATCAAACTTAGGAGATATTTCTAAAGAGATGTTTAATGATTTGTTTTTGGCTATGAAACCTGTAATTGATGCAGGAATTAGTGGATTTACAAGCTTTATTGGAGTTATTAGGGATTCTATAAAGTGGATTCAAGAAAGTACAAATGTATTTAAAGCCTTAGCTATTACAATTGGATTAAGTGCAACGGCTTTTGCTTTGTTTAATGTACAAATTGGGATAAGTGCGGTATCCTTAATGGCTTTCAACGTTCAGGTTTTCTTTTCTACTATTGCAACAGGTGGTTTAACTATGGCTATGAAATTATTTGGTATTACGGCAGGTGTAGCGTGGGGAGTTGCTACACTTGGACTTTCAGCATTAATAGCAGGTATTGTAATCGCTTACAATAAATTTGAAGGCTTTAGAAATTTAGTTGATGGATTAGGTAGATTTATTAAAGAAATGTTTTTTACCTTATTGGAAGGGGCTAAACTGTTAGCAGGTTTTGGAGATGTAGACACATTTTTAGAACATGGAAAAAAGATGGGTACAGCTTGGAGCGATGGATTTTATCAAGGCACATACGACGGACACCAATTACAAGCGCCTAAAGGCATAATGGGAATGAGTTTAGGTTTTGATGAAAAAGGCATAAGAAAAGGCGAAGATACATTATTAGGTAGAATAAAAGGCTATGCAAATATAAAGCAAAATAATAAAACAAAAATTGAAACTACTGAAAACAAAAAACTTGCTAAAACATACGAAAACAAAATAACCAATATCACTATTGGTAAATTAGTGGAGGGCTTAAATGTTCATGTACTTGAAACTAAAGAAGTAGCACCTAAACTAAAGGAAATGATTACAAGATATTTGATTGAAGCTACTAACGATGTAAACATAGTTCAAAACTAATGGATTTATACATACCTCAAACACCTCAACAACTAAGCGACCAAGTAAATTTAACCGTTACTACATTTGGACTTTCAGCAATTGATTATCAAATCTATAAAACGAATATTGATAAATTAACGGCTAATGAATCTAAAGAAGAAAACAGGGTAACAGGTAGCCAATCAAATTTAGGTAGTGCTGTATTCTCAAATCTTATATTCAAAGCAAGAACGTACAAAGATAACGATTTAAAAGACGTTACAACATTTGAGGATGATGTTATACTTGATTGCGTTTTATTTGACGTAGCACAATCAAAAACGATAATTACAACACCAATACAGGGTTTTAACGGTACAGTAAAAGAGTTTATTTCTGATGGAGATTATACGCTAAATATTAAAGGAGTTATAAACGGAACAAAAAACGGTGTATATCCATTAACGCAGGCAAAGAACTTATTTGAAGCCTTAAAAAGTCCGATTGAATTAGAGGTTACAAGTTGGTACTTAAATGAATTGTTTGGTATTACTCACGTAGTAGTAACCGACTTTCAATATAACCAAGTACAAGGAAATCAAACAGCGGTAATCTATGAAATACAAGCTATTTCAGATAGACCGATTGAACTATTTTTAAATAAAAGATAATGCTTAGATTAATTTCAAAAATAACTATTGAACAAATGACCGATTGGCAACCAACGGCAGAAGTTACTATTGAAAGAAATGAAAAATATGTATTTAATTTTGTTAACGAATTAGAAATAGTTTCTAAATGGAACGCCCAAACCGATACTTGTAAATTTACTTTTCCGAGAAATATGTATTTTGAGGATGAAAAAACAGGTACTAAAGTAAATTTCACAGGTAGAAATATAATTTTTGGAGATACACCGCCAATAATTCAAAGAGGGGATAAAATAACGGTTGAACTTGGGTACACTTGGTTTGATGGTATTAAAGATGTAAATGAATTAAATAAAGAGTTTGAAGGTTTCGTGGTTCGTGTTTTTACTGATACACCAGTACGAGTTGAGTGTGAGGACAAAATGTTTTTATTAAAACAATTAACGCCAAAGCCTAAAATCTACTTAAATAAAGATTACAATATTGAAACCATGATTAAAGAAATGGTTTCAGCCACAAAAACAAAAAACAAAAAACACCAATCTGAAATTGATAAATTAAAAGTTCGTGTTTCTATTAAAACTCAAATAGGGGATTTTTACAGCGAAAACGAAACAATAAGCCAAGTTTTAGCAAGGTTAAGAAAAGATACACACACAAATAGTTATATTAGGGGTAATGAATTAAGATGCTCGGCTATTGTTTATTATCCAGAGGACCAAAAAGACATTTATTTAGGTAGACCAAGGAATAGAGTTTGGAATTTTGATTTTAACAAAAACATAATTGATAACGATTTGGAATATAAATTAAAAGAGGATATTAATTTACACATTAAAGCAATTTCAATTAATAAAGTTGAATTAAATACAACGACAAAAAAAGGTAAGCCTAAAAAAGTAGAAAAAAGGCTTTCTGTTATTGTACCAGATAATAATTATTTAAGCGGTTCGGAAACAATCACAAGGCATTTTTACGACATTCAAACAGTTGACGAATTGCGAAAATTGGCAACTTTGCAATTAAATAGAATTTGGCTAACAGGTTTAAAAGGGTCTTTTGAAACATTCGGGCTTCCAAGTGTTAGACATGGAGATATTGCAAAAATGCAAAGTTTAAGACTTAAAGAGCAAAACGGGATTTATTTAATAAAGTCGGTCACTAAAACTTTTGGTATTAACGGTTATAGACAAAATATTGAATTAGATACTAAATTAACAAGTATTACAGATGTATCTTATAACGCTGGCATAATATGAACGAATTAAAAGACGCTATACAAAAATTATCTAATACATACGATAAAGAAGTAGTAAGCATTGTTAAATGTACCGTTTTAAGCGTTGATACTGAAAATATTATTTGTCAGCCTTTAAATAGTGATATTGCAAGCGAGTTGTATATTCCATTAAATGAAAACGGTAACAATATAAATTTAATACCTTCTTTAGATAGTATTATTTATGTGGCAATTACAAATAAAAATTTAGTACTTTTGTTAAGTGTTGATGATACCGACAATATCAATATTTCAGCTAATGAACTAATAGAGTTTAACGGAGGAGAATTTGGTGGACTTGTTAAGGTTGAAGAATTAACCGCTAAAATAAACGCTTTAGAGGATTTAGTAAATAGCTTAGTAACAAAGTATAATACACACGTTCACGCATCAAATGGCGTGCCTACAGTTACACTTGAAACAGGCGTTTTAATACCAACACAACAAACAGAAATTGAAAATATAAGCATAACACATGGCAACTAATATTATAATAAAAGACAATGATTTTGTTTATGAAAATGGTTCTATGAAGGTGGACTTTTCAGACTTTCAATTGTTTGGATCTATTATTTATAGCAAAAAAGGAGAGTTTAAAGAAAATCCCTTACTTGGTGTAGGGATAGAGGATTACTTAAATAGCAATGTTTCAGAGCAAGAAATAAATAATGTAATTACAACGGCTTTAAAAACAGATGGGGCGACAATAAAAACAGTACTTGCAAAGCAAAACACAAACGGAACATTTGATATTAAAATAGATGGAAACTATTGAGGATATTATATTTTCATTAACTAATTTAGTTATTGAAAAAGAACCTTTAAATGAATTAATAAGTAATGATAAAATAGAAAGTGATTTCTTTTATTTTGTCAGTCCTTCGCTTGCAACTGTTTCAGATATTTTAGTAAATCAAAGTGTCTCTTTAGACTATATCGTTAATTTTTCAAAATCAAATAATTTAGCTATAACAAATGTAAATACAACGACTAAAAATGTTATTTTTGCAAATAATCAAATTAAAGATAAAAGCATTTTAAATAGCCTAAATTCAAAAAGGTTAAAATTTGCAAATGGAACAATTAACTTAAATAGTTCTTATTCTTATTTATTACAAGAAAACGGATTTTATTTATTACAAGAAAACGGCTATAAAATTATACTATAATGTCAGATAAAAAAATTAGTCAATTAAATGAGTTATTAACGGCCTTAAATAGTGATTTAATCCCAATTGTTGACAGTGCAACAAATGAAACTAAGTTCATTCAAAAAGCAAATTTAATAGAACCTTCTTCTTTTATTGAAAATATTGTTTTTAAAACAAGTTCTGATAATATATTAGAAGTTGATAAGCTTAACTGGGTTTTTCCGACAAGTAATCACACAATGACAATTCCAACTGCTGACATTAGTAATTTAGGTAAAATACTTATAGTTAAT